GCTTCTGCCGGCGCTTACATGAACCAGTACGAAGATGCCGCAGTGCAGCAAGCTTTGGCAGATGTTCGACGCGCAGGCGATATCCAACAACAGCAGCAGGGCGCCCAAGCCGTTAGCGCAGGTGCGTTTGGTGGTTCTAGGCAGGCGGTTGCTGAGCAAGAATTGTCTCGTAATATATTGGAGCAGCAAGGCCGTACCGCCGCAGGAATGCGACAAGCCGGCTACCAAACCGCTTCGCAGCAAGCACAACAAGCCTACGAGCAGCAGCAAGCCCGTAAACAACAAGCGGCTCAACTTACCGGATCACTGGGCGCTCAAGGAGCAGGTGCAGGTATTTCAGCGGCACAGTCTGCGGGCCAACTGGGTCTCAGTAGCGAACAATTGGCGGCACAAACTGCTCAGCAGCAGGGTCAATTGGGTATGTCCGCTTACAATCAAGCCTCTCAGCAACAACTTTCTGCGGAACAGCTTGCTCAGCAAGGCGCGATCAGTTCGGGTCAAATCGGTATGTCTGCCGCACAAATGCAGCAACAAAACGCCCAGCAAGCCGCTCAATTGGGAATGTCTGGCGCTCAAATGGCCGGTCAAATGGGTCTCAGTGGCGAGCAAATGGCGTCGGCAAATGCACAGGCTCTGGCGCAACAAGGCGTGAGTTTGCAGCAGTTAGCGGCTCAAACCGGAATGAGTGCGGCTCAGTTAGCCGGACAACTGAGTATGCAGCAAGGCGCGCAAGGCTTACAAGCCGTGGGCCAGCAAGCCGATCTTGCGGCAAGAGCCGCTCAGATGGGTATTTCTACGGAGCAGTTGGCGGCTCAATTAGCTCAGCAATCGGGTCAATTAGGTCAAAGCCAGGCGCAGATGGGCATACAAGGCTCTCAAGCCGGAGGTCAATTAGGCCTCAGCGGTGCAGAACTTATTGGCAGTTTAGGGCAAGGTATTGGTACACTAGGCACAGATTACGGTCAGCTCAACTTAGAGCAGGGTCGTTCCTTAGCCGACATAGGTACTCAACAGGCTGGATTGGCGGGTCAGACCCAAGCGCTACAGCAAGGCGACGCGCAGTTTGCATGGAACATGGGCAAACAGTTACAAGGTCAGCAGCAAGCGGAGCTGGAAGCCGAGCGACAGAACAAATTGGAAGCCGCAAACAAGAGTTACGCCGACTTGGCGTTCTTGTCTGATATTTACCAAGGCGCGCCGTCTTCTTCGCAGACTATGTCGCAGAAAACAGGCGGAGGCGCTTCTAATACTGAAGCTATCTTAGGCTTAGGCACCGGCATCTTAGCGGCAGCCGGCGGTGCAAAACAAGCTGGATTATTCTAACAAATTGAGGTCAAGGTAATGAACAGAGATGTAATGGGTCGACAGATGTTTCGTAACGGCGGACCAGTTTATATGCAAGACGGCGGTATGGCTCCAATGCCAATGGATCAAGGTGCAATGCCAATGGATCAAGGTGCAATGCCACCTCCAATGCCTGCCCCAATGATGCCCCCTCAAGACATCGAAGCGGAAGCTGCGCGCATGGCGCAAGAACAAATGGACCCCGCAATGATGGAACAACTTCTGGGCGGTTACGCTCAGTCTTTGGGGGGCATGGAAAACGAGGGCGACTACGCCGCCGTTATTGACGGCATTCGAGGCAACAGCCTTCCGATGGCAGGCCGGTACGAAGAGCTTGCGGGTCTAGTAGGCCCGGAGGATGCTCAGCAGACGCCTGAGTCCGTGTTGGCACTAGTACAACCCACTTTGATGTTGGCCGAAGCGGAAGCAAGCGGTGTTGACGAAGGTATTGGCGGTTTAGCGCCAGCCATTATGGACACTCCTATCGAAGGTCCGATGGCCGAGGGCATTATGTCCACGGTCGGCGCGGCTGGGCCTGCGCCCGACGCAATGATGCCTCCCATGGGAGGGCCCGCTCCTGTAAATTTTAACCGAGGGGGCGCGGTGCAATATTTTAGTGCGGGCGGCCCCGTGCAATACTTTGAGAATGGCGGTGAAACAGCAGGGCAGGCAAACGCGCCTTACGCTGTGGACCCACGGCTACAAGAGTTATACGGCCAAAATCAAGCGTTTTACGGCCAACTAGTTGATCCCCGCCAGCAAGAGGCTGCGTTAGAAGAACAAACACGGATGACCAAAGCGGGTATCCTGTTTGACATTGCCCAGGGCGCGCTTAGCTTTGCTGGCCGTAAAGAAGGCAATATGTCCACGGGAGAGCGCTTGGCGCAATCTTTTTCACCTGTAATAGGCAATATTGGACAGCGTGCGGCGGGATTAAGTGAGTTTAAGCAAGGTCAAGCCGCCGAGAAGCGTCAGATGAACATGGCGGCGGCGCAAGCGGCTCAGAGCCAGTTCGGTTCCCTGCTGGGCAAAACACCGGCGCCTGTACGCGAAGAAAAAACAGAGCTGTACTACAGCCCAGAAGGGAAGTCCGAAACCGTTGTTACGAACAGCGTTGAGGGCCAAAAACGGGCCGAAGAGCTTCGCCGCCAGGGTTACACCACTGCGGAACCAGGAGACGTCGCTGCACTGGTGAAACCTGACTACGTGCCTGTATACAACAAGGCCTCGGGCGCAAGGGTGGAGTTTGACGTATCTACCCCGAAAGGCGTAGCCGATTACCGCGCCATGATGGCCGAGGGGAATTACACCACCGCGGAACCAAAAGAGGCTACTGCACTGGTGAAACCTGACTACGTGCCTGTATACAACAAGGCCTCGGGCGCAATGGTGGAGTTTGACACATCCACCCCAAAAGGCGTAGCCGATTACCGCGCCATGATGGCTGAGGGGACTTACACCACACAGGCCCCTGAAGGTACGATAGAACCGAGTTACAAGCCTATTTACGGTGCAGATGGAAAAGTTATTGCACAGGTAGACATTAACAGCAAGAACGGTAAAAGCTTAGTCGATGAATATGCGGCGCAGGGCCAGTACCTCACTAAGCCCGACAAGGTGGATAAGCCTTCCAACCTGACTCTGGCGCAAATGTTCACGGTCAAGGGGAAAGACGCCAACGGAAAAAGTGTGTCGAAAACAGGGTCCTTCACTGCGGCGGAACTAGAAGCCTTCCAGAAGGGCCTTACAGACGTTTCGTTCAGCTCTTCTACCGGATCAGAGCCAAAAACACCTGTCATAATGTCTTTTATTGACCCGGGTAGCCCTACAAACGTTAAAAGTGTGTATGCCAACAGCCCCGACGGACCGGATCAAATCCGCCAACTACTGAAAAAAGGGTTTGTACTGTCAAAAGACGCTGCAAGCGTGGAATCGTCGACGCCGAGTCTTGTTAACCTCGTTAACACGGGTAATCCGAACGACGTTGTTACGGTAGATGTTTCCACCCCTGACGGAAAAGAGCGTTTGGCGCAGCTTGTGGGCAGCAATTACGTTAAAGGCGGCACAATGCCGATTGCGTTTGCTAAACCGGAAGGAGTGGCGTTTGGAAACGACGTGCTGGCTATACTCAATAACGGCAAGCTTTTGAAAGGCTACGAAGAAGGAACCCTGACAGAAGACGAAGCGTTAACCGTTGAATTGGCACTGAATCAATACACCGCACCTAAGCAAGCGTACAATGTTGAAACCGGTACGTTTGAATCTCAGCCAGGTGGCAAGTTACCAGCTAAATGGGCGGCGGCTGACGCCATCCGTAGACCAAAAGCAGACTTGCTCGTCAGTCCTAGCTCCAAACACTTCAACAAAAACGGTACAGTCAACTTTGATTCTTTCAAAGGCCACCCGACAACTATTGTTGGAGGGGTAGACCTTACCGCCGGCACAGGCTTTATGTCCGGTATTATGCGAGGGCTAAACGCTTTCGCGGGCCCTCTTGGCGAGTTTGGAATGGGTACCGGAACGGCGGGCGAAAAGGGCTTAATAGTCTCTAAAGCCTCCAAACAGTTAGATTCCTTAGCGCGTCAAACGCTTCTTTTAGCAAGAGGAGGAGTGGACGGTCGACTGTTTGCGTCCGACTTAAAAATGCTTAAGGAAGCTGTTGGCAAATTTGAGGCTAAAGCGTGGAACTCCGATCAAGACGCCTTGGGGCAGTTGAAAGCCTCTCGAAACGAAATTGCGGCATATTATCAGGCGGCTACGGAAGTTTTAGAGAACCCTCCCTCATTTGACAGAAAACAGGTTATGGCGGCTAGGGCGTTACACGGACCTTACGAGGCGCTGCTGGGCGAGTACACTGCTGCTATAACCACTTATGAAGAGGGCCTGGCCGCAGAAGGGTCTAAAACTGAGGTGGGTCAAACTGCTCCCGCTATTTCCAAAGCGGAGCGTCTGCTAGGAAATGTTAAAAGATGGTCAGGAGAAATCGAATGACGACACAAGGTATTGGAGCTTTGAACCCTCTTGAGCAACGTATAAGGGCACCTGAGATTGAGGGTGGCATGGACGCTGCGGCAATTTCCCCGCAGCCTGCTTTAGCTGCGCCAGAGCCTGCTTTAGCTGCGTCAGAGCCTGCTTTAGCTGCGTCAGAGCCTGCTTTAGCTGCGCCCCTTACAGTTGATTTACCGCGCCTTGTTTTTAGCAAACCTCAGTTTGAAGGTTTTCTGACAATGCTGGAAGAATCACAGGAAGGTGTTCCGGATGAACAGAAAACCCCTGCGGTTGATTTGTTTGCGCAACAGTTAGCCCTAGAAGCCGAGGCCGCCAACCCCGGCCTAATAACTTTCCAAGGCCTTCGAGACGGCACCGCTCCTATTTTTGACCTGATGCCCGACTTTAAAAACGTATCCCCTAACCTGCGTAAATTTAGCTCGGACGATATTATCGAGTTATTTGCCGTAGATCCGAAGGGAAACCCTATCCAACGTGGAAAGTTTGTAGATCCGTTTGTGCGCGAGACCGTTGTGTTAGGTGGCGGACTGGCAGGAGCCGCTGCGGGCTGGCAGATAGGGTCTGCCGCACAACAAGGTATTGCGCCTAGCAACGTTGCTGCCGTGGGCGCAAAAGTAACGATACCCGTGGTAGGCGCCATTGGCGGCATGCTAGGGTTTTTTGCCGGAACCACCATCGGAAAAGGCGTCGAGCAAGCTGTTTTGGGCGAAGAAATGCCTATCTTGCCGTCATATCGAGAAGAATACGAGTCGGCCAAAACCGCCGCAGGAGTTGGCGTGTACTTGCCCCTGCCTTTTATGATCGGAAAAAACGCCTCCTTTGCCACCGCGACTTACTTAGCCAACATGGCGACAAGCCGAGCGGCCGCAGCGCGAGTAGGGCCGATGACCGTGACCGAGAGAACATTGTGGGAGTCTCTAACGCCTCAGGCCAAAATACAAGCCGCTAAAAAGAAAGACCCTGTTTGGCAACGATTGCTGGGGGCCCTAGAAGGAACTGTGGCTCGAACGGGAGAAAGCGCTCGATCCGCACCCGGTGCCACCTTGGCGCTAGAGACTTTGATGGGCGTGGGTGCAACGGGCGGCGCTTACATGGCGGAAGCCCTGGTGCCAGGCGATTGGCGGTGGCGGCTGGTCGGAGAAATGGGTGGCTCCGTGGGAGCGATTGCGGCAACGGCCCCCACCAATTTTGTGGTAAGCCAGCTGGGCAACCTAACAAGCATATTCAAGTCGAGCAAAAAAAAGTTCCAGCAAGAAGGTGTTTCCGGCGTAATGTCTCCAATACAAGACGCTCGTAAAAGGAAGGCGGTAGATAAAGTATATTCCCTTCTTATTCAGCACGGCGAAGACGTACCAGCCCTTATCAAAGGGTTGTCCGATTTAAAAACGTTTAAAGATCCGAAAACAGGCGAACTGATCTCGCCCACAGCAGGATTGAAAACTGGCAGCCCAACCTTGCTGGGAATTGAAAATGCTTTAGATCAATTGGGTGGTTCTTTAGGCAAAAATCGAAATCAGGCGTCGCAACAAATGCTGGACGCCCTCAACGTTGTAGTTTTTTCGTTAATTGATATTGGTGATCAAAAATCTTATCAAATGGCGGGGGAAATAATGAACTCGGTCTTTGAGACCAACCTACAGAACCGCTTAACGGACTCTACGGACAAGGCTTTAAGCGCTTTTCAAAGAGTTGTAGGGGACGGCGCCGAAGACTCCATGGAGCTATCGAGCACTTTGTCTCAAGTTCTGGAAAGCAACATGACGTTAGCTCGCAATAAAGAACGGCAGTTATACTCCGCTGTTCAGGACTCCGCTTTAGACTTAAACGAACCCCGATTCCTGAAAGTTTGGAAGGATAGCTTACCAAAATATCCGGTTCCGCGAGAGGCTGTAAGCAGAAACTTATCGGACCTGAGCACCTTTATCACAAACGCGACTAAGCCCAAAGAAATTCAATTGGACCCAGGGTTGGACGTCGGCGACGCACCGGAATCGGCAACTACGCTGCTATATCCGGGCGAAGATGCGCCCGTGGAGACAAGTGTAATAGAGCTTATTGAAATGCGAAGCTTAGCGCTGTCGCAGGGCCGTAAACTACGCGCCGATGGCAACACTCAAGCGTCGGCGGTAGCTTTTAAAATGGCAGACGCTTTTTTAGACGATATTGACGCCTCTATTGGCAAAAATTCTGCTTATACGATAGCCCGTGAATATTCTAGGGCGCTTAACGATACGTTTACGAGAGCCTTTGTCGGTAAAACAGGGTTAAAAGATAAAACCGGCACAGACCGTATGGCGCCGGAATTATTGATGGACAAGCTTTTCCAAGGTGGGGCTAATCCGACTTATTTAAGGTTAATGGACATAAACGACGTAGGGACTTTTTTGGTGGAGCAGAATATTGCTGACGCCGAAACTTCCGTAGGAACGTTGGCGGATGTTACGGATAAAATGGTTCGCAAGGCGGCGACAGAGATTTTTGATCAAGCCACCGGTACAGTTAGCCCTACTAAACTAGCCGATTGGCGCAGAAAAAATGCCGCGATATTGCAGAAGTTGCCGACGTTGGACGAGGACATGGCTGACGTCGAAAAGGCGGGCAATATAATTGCGCTGGTTACACAAGAAAACAGCGTTATGGCAACAAATGCCAAGGCCCAGCTTAACTTTAAAAACCTGCTGGCCGATACAAACGAAAGCCCTACGCAAGTTATTGCATTGGCGTTAGGCGGAAGCGCACCGGGCCGAACTCCGACAAAAAGTTTAAACGAGCTTTATAAAGTGGTTGAATCAGCTCCGGAGGAGTTAAAGGAATCAGCGGCAAGAGGCATGAAACATTCTATACTAGAATGGGGCCTCACGTATGGCGGCAGCAGCGCCAAAGTAACGAGCCCCTCGGCGGCCTACTCAGCTTTATTTGAGAAAATACCGAAGGCGTTGGAAGACACCACGCCTATGACGTGGATGCTTGAAAAAAAGCTTATTACACAAAGCGAGATGAACACTTTAAAGAAGACTTTGGTTGAGATGGTTAAGTACGAGGCCATGGACCAAAGCGGAGACGTGGGCGAACTTGTTGAAAAAGCTGGCCCTCTATTAGATATGTACATACGGATATCAGGGTCAAACTTAGGCGCTCAATACTCTAAAATGATGGGGGGTTCCGGAAGCGACCTTATTGCTCGATCAGCAGGTTCTCGCATGATGACCGACATGTTCAACAAGATGCCCGCGTCAATGAAAACAGACGTCATGTCGGAGCTTATGCAAAACCCTGCGTTGCTCGCCGCTATGCTTCGAGAAACCAACACGCAAAAAGGCTCCTTGGGAGTCGCTAGAACGGTGAAGAACATGTTTACTGACCTAGGTTTTTCTGTGGCTAGGCGTGCAGTCCCCATGGCGTCCCGAGAAGCTAGGTTAGCAGACGAAGAAGAGCCTTTGCGCGTCAACCCTGACATCGCTGTAATACCCGGTGGTAGAGCCGATTTTGCAGCTCAGCTTAGACGGGACAGGGCACAGCAAGCTGCCGGCTTAAACGCCCAAAGTCAGCCTAGGGTCCAAGCACCACGGCCCGTAGCCCCACCGCCGCAGGCTCCGCAACAAATGGCGCCACCACCCCAGGCCGCTCCGCCGCCTATCTCATCATCCGGACCCGTGGACCGGGAACGCTACGCAGCTTTATTTCCCGAGGACCGCGATCTTCTCGGTATCGGCAGCTTAATGGGGAACGCATAATGCCTTACACAAATAACACACCTGTTCAATACATGGCAACGGGTGGCGCACTGTCGTCACCTTATGCCAACCCGATGAGAACCCAAATGCAACGCCTGGGTGGCGGAATATCCAGTCTCGCTTCACCTCAAATGGCCCCCGCTTTTCAGCAGCAAATGGGCGGGCAGGGTATGGCGCCTCCGACGGGTATGGGTCAAGAGAATATAGAGCCTAATTTCGTAAATGGACCGGGAAGTCTAGCGGAAAAAGGAGCCATCATGGGTCCGCAAGCACCCACTGATTTTTCCAACTACGGCACAATGGGTCCGGGTTCAATGAGCTCTCCGACGAGTATGGGGCAAGAGAGTATAGTTCCTAATTTCGTAAACGGACCGGGAAGTCTAGCGGAAAAAGGAGCTGGCATGGGTCCGCAAGCACCCACTGATTTTTCCAACATAGGAACAATGGGTCCAGGTTCAATGGGCCCTCCGCCCATGCAGGGTGTTGGTGGGTTGTTTTCAGAGATGAACCAAGGCCCTTCTGGAGGAGGCGGCCAACCGTTAGGGTCATACCGAAGTTATTTGACCGACACGTACTCTCAGGCGCAGCAAGAAGCTTTGTCAAGTCGCGTCAACGACTTCGTGGACCTTGTGGGTCGCGCCGAGAAAGCTCATTTTGGTAACCAAGGCGGATAGAGGAACATGATGGAAGTATTAGACACTCTGGGCGTGCTGACGCCCATAATGCTGGCACTGATAACACTGGTTATTGTGCTGGCCAAGATGCACGCAGACGTCGCAAGCCTAAAAGACAAGGTCCGGGCGTTGTTTGAACTTTGGAACAAACGAGACTAACGTTAATTGCAAAGAAAGGCTGGTAGGTATTATGGCAGAAAAAAAGAAAGACCCCCGGCTTGCACGAGCGGGCGTATCTGGATTTAATAAACCCAAGCGCACTCCAGATCACGCTACCAAGTCACACGTCGTTGTGGCAAAGCAAGGCGACAAAGTAAAAACAATTCGATTTGGAGAGCAAGGCGCTAGTACCGCTGGCAAGCCCAAGTCGGGCGAGTCCGACGCTATGAAGAAGAAACGTGCTTCGTTTAAAGCGCGCCACGGAAAGAACATATCCAAAGGTAAAATGTCAGCGGCCTACTGGGCCGACAAGGAGAAATGGTAAAAGCCTCGATTATTTCGGGGCTTTTTTTTGCCTGTAAAATAGTGGTAGAATAGTCCTGTTCAACCGCAATGGGAGGTGCTCCTTCTGCAACGGGCCTCCGCTAAGCCCGAGCCCGACTCGATGGGAATCGACTGGCAGCCTCTTAATTCATACTCAGGGTATTAAAATGTGGGATTGGAGCAACGAGATATTCGACGAGATGGAACTGACCAGTCGTCAAGGTGAAGTTCTTCGACTTAAACGCAAAAGCCTTTCTGAACGAGCCATAGCGACAGAACTGGGGCTCAGCAAAACAACCATAAACGAACACCTCCATAACCTGAAAAAGAAAGCCCACGCTCGGTTCTACCACCCAGACATCGGACTGAACGTACCCATGCCTAAAGGCATGACAGCAACGAAGGCCACCATACAAGTCAAGGATGGACAGGTCTTTCAATACTGGGCCAAGACCGAATTGGACCGCGACATCGATGTGGTAAAAGCGGCTATAACGGCTTTTGTTGAGCCCCTTCCGGAGCTGGTTCAACAAGAATACGTCGAAACCGGATTAGAAACGGACATAATTCCGTGGTTCCAAATCGGTGACGCGCACATTGGTATGATCGCTTATGCCGCCGAAGTAGGCCAAGACTTCAACCTGGAGATAGCCGAAAAGGAATTGTGTCTAGCGATAGACCGCTTGGTAACACGCACCCCCGCTTGCGAACGATGTGTTATTAATGACCTCGGGGATTTCGCACACTACGACAACATGAGTGGTACGACGGCACACAGTGGCCACGCTCTCGACACAGACGGCCGCCTATATCGTATGGCTCACGTTTACGGGAGAATATACCGGTACATCATTGAGCGGTGCGCACAGAAATTCAAATACGTCGACGTGATTATTAACCAAGGCAATCACAGCCGCGTGCTAGATCACATGAGTCAGATGTGGCTGTCTATGCTGTACGAGAACAACCCACGCATCACGATCCTTGAGAACAGTAACGTGTTCATACCTTATCGCATGGGCAACACGCTTGTGATGGTTCATCACTCGGACAAATGTAAGCCGGTGAAGTTGGCGGATGTGATGGCGACGGATTACGCGCAGGATTTTGGCGAGACCATTTACCATTACATTGATATTGGCCATATCCACCACCGATCCGTTAGCAAAGAGCTGGGCACGTGCATGGTAGAGTCGTGGAACCAAATGGCGGGCGCTGATGCTTACGCGCACGAGCATGGTTGGCGCTCACGGTCATTCCTGACAGTAGTGGATCGATCTAAGACTTATGGCGAAGTGGGTCGAAGGACCGTGACCCGCGAAGAAATACAAGACTGCCTCGGGGGGCACGAGCCTGGAACCACGGCACAGAAAAGGCGTACAGTGTACACCGTGTAGCTATTAGCTACACAACCATCCCCGGACATCCTCCTTTAAGACCTCGCCCGCTATATTGTTTTTAGTGCGCAGGGCTTGGAGGATTTTCTCATCTACCGTACCCGGTGACACTAGATCGATATAGGTCACTTTGTTCGTCTGCCCGATCCGATGCGCCCGATCCTCCGACTGTAGTCTAATCTCAAGGTCATAGCTGTTGCTGTAGTAGATCACCGTATTGGCCTGCGTCAGCGTAATGCCGTAGCCCCCTGTCCTAGGTTGTCCTACAAAGAACCGCAACGGATCTTCCGGATCTTGAAACCGATTGACGATTTCCTGTCGTTCGTCCTGGGGTGTGGCGCCGTAGTACGTAGCCACCGAATCAGCGCCAAAACGGGCGCCAAGTTCTGCGCCAATCGCCAGGATGTCGTGTGTGTACGTAGCCCATAAGATGGCCTTTCCCTGCAACTCATCTGTCAACCCCAACAGCTCATCCAGCCGGTTGTTGTCCAGCGACTGTACCGTGCCATCGTCCGGCTGCAAGTGCCCACAGCATATCTGCTGTAGTCGCATGATCTGCGTAAGTACGCTGGCGGTGGTTGCCAACTCCCCGCTGTCCAGCTTAGCCAATGCCAACTTTTGCATTTGCTTGTACAAAGTAGCCTGCTCTGTCGTAAGTTCTACGTCGCGTCGGACGTACACTTTTGCAGGCAGGTCTAGGCAGTCCGCTTTTAACACACGGTTGCTAAACACTTCTAGCTTGTCCGATAATTCGTCCAATCGCTGATAGCCTACTATAGACTGAAAACTGCGGTGGCCCATGGTCCGTCGTTGAACGTTTGCGTACCGTGCTTGAAAAGCGTAGTAGCTGTTTTGACCCAGCGACTTCTCGCCCAGGAAGTTGCACTGACTGAACAGGTCCATAGGGCTCTTGGTGATAGGTGACCCTGTCAATATGCGGCGGTACTTAGAATGCTGCTGAAGCGCCATGATGTTTCGAGTGCGCGCAGCCTTCCGGTTTTTAATAGTGGTCGACTCATCTACTAGCACCATATTGTCCGGATTCTGATGCAGAAACGCGATGGCGGCGTCAGATCCGCGAGACGTGGAGAACGCTTCTACATTCATTACAAACAGCTTAAGCCCTAGTGTCTTGTCTAATATAAAGTCTGTCAGCTCCGTCTCAAAGCGTTTAGTCTTGGACGGTATCCACCGACAGACCTTCCTAGGGATGCGTTTTGGTAGGTGTATTGGTATCTCACCTCTAACCCAGTTGTCGTATACGCCCTTGGGGGCTATAATCAAAGCCGCTTTGAGTTTACCAGCTTCGTACAGCACCCCCATTGTATCGATAGCCACTTTTGTCTTGCCCGTGCCCATCTCCATGAATAGCGCGTAATACTCCGCAGACCACGACTCTTCTAAAGCGACCCGCTGGTGCGCGTAAGGGTTAGTTTCGTAGATATAATTTAACATGCCGTTCCTCTTTTTTTTAAAACCGCTTGACATGAACAGGATATAAGATAATATCTAGCTTTGTCAAGGCCCAGACGGTGCCTTTAACCACGAAGGAGAGTAATATGAATGACGACCTCGCCAGAATGATGGAGCAGGATTTTGAAGAGAATCAGGCTACATCTGTCGAAAAGATCGACCAGAACGGACTTACTTCAGTAGCAGGATTAGCGCGCTTAATTCGAGACACCGAAGCAACCGTTGAAAAGCTTGAGGAATCTCTCAAGACATGCAAGAAAGACTTACAGAAGCTTACCGATGAAGAGATGCCCGCAATGCTGGCTGAGATGGGTATTTCATCCTTCTCGCTAGACGACGGCTCAACTGTACAGGTAAAGCAAACGTATGGCGCGTCTATTTTAGTTAAGAATCGTCCTGATGCCTACAACTGGCTGCGCGACAAAGGTTACGACGACATCATTAAGAATACTGTCGTGTGCCAATTTGGTCGCGGGGAAGATGATCGTGCAAGCTCGTTCTCAGCTTTTGCAGAACAACAAGGGTTTATCCCCGAACAGAAAACCGAAGTCCATCCTCAGACTTTACGCGCATTTGTGAAAGAGCGTTGTGAAGCGGGAGAGGATTTTCCAATGGAATTATTTGGAGCTTGGGTTGGTCAACGTGCAGTTATTAAGAGAGGCAAGTAAAATGGCAATATCTAAAGAAGTAGTAGAAGCAACAAACTCCGACATCGTCTTATTTGATCCATCTATGTTTGAAGCGGACGCGGGTCGCGGCATGGAGAACATGGGCCAAGATGACCTTGCGCTTCCATTCTTGAAAGTTTTGTCTGGTAATGATCCTATTTTAGACGAAAACGAAGAAGCTCGTAAAGGCGACATCTACAATACCGTTACCGGTATGGTGTACAAAGGTAAGCTGGGCGTGCGTGTTATCCCATGCGCATATCAGCGTCGCTTTATTCAGTGGGCGCCTCGCGGCAGCGGCAGCGGCGCACCGGTAGCAATTTACGAGCCAGGCGACATTCGTCCCCAGGTTCAGCGTTCTACTGAAGACAACAAGGACTACGTCATTGACGGCAGCGGCGAGTACATTGAAGAAACGCATCAGCACTTTGTCGTACTGATGAGCGACGACGGTGGGTTTGAGACAGCGCTTATTTCAATGAAGTCCACGCAGCTTAAGAAGTCGCGTAAGTGGAACAGCATGATGGCGTCACGCAGCATGATGGGATCGAAAGGTCCGTTTACGCCGCCGCGTTTCTCTCACGTCTACCATCTTAAGACTATCTCAGAGGAAAACTCTAAAGGTTCTTGGCACGGTTGGGAGATGTCTGTTGAAGGCCCTATCTCAGACGCAGGCCTTTATGGTCGCGCTAAGACTTTCGCAGAGAGCATCACAAGCGGCGATGTCGTTGTTAAGCATACGGATGACGACGGCTCTAACCACAACATCCCATTTTAAGTTAGCGTACTGGCGGAGCATCATGCTCCGCCTATCTTTCCGTATGGGGACAGGAAATGTCAAATTTACAACAGTTCATGGCCATCTTTGAAGGCCTTCAGGAAGCACACGGTTACTTTAAGATAGAGAAAACAGGCGCGAACGGTAAAGCCCAAGGTAAGGCCGGCGTTATTCGCGAGCCGCAAACAGAAGCCCTGTGGGCCAATCATTTATCCGGGTCCGGAAACGGTCTTGGGATCATACCTATTAATGAAGACAACAGCTGCAAGTGGGGCTGTATAGACATCGATCAGTACCCTCTAGACCATAAGCTGCTGATTGACAAAGTCAGGCGGCTTAAGTTGCCACTGGTCGTGTGCCGCTCAAAGTCAGGCGGGGCACATTGTTTTCTTTTTACTACCGAGTGGACCCCTGCAAAAGACATGCAGAAATCTCTTCAAGCTATGGCCGCTGCACTGGGCTACGGTGAAAGCGAGATATTCCCTAAGCAGATAAAGCTGCATCTGGACCGGGGCGACGTCGGCAACTTCTTGAACCTGCCGTACTACAATCACGAAGACGGGCTGCGGTATGCGTTTTTAGACGACGGCACTTCGGCCACCATCGAAGAGTTTATTGAGTTACATACCAAGCATGCACAAACACCCGAGCAGGTGGTTAAGCTGCAAGTAGTGGGCAGCAATGAAACTAAACGTCTGCAAGATGGTCCGCCGTGCCTACAGATTCTGTGCAAAGACGGAATAAGCGAAGGCGGCAGAAACAACGGTTTGTTTAACATCGGTGTTTATCTGCGCAAGGCTTACCCGGACGACTGGAAATCGGAAATACTACAGTACAACATGGAATACATCTCGCCTCCATTGCCGCTCAGCGAAGTTAACACTGTTGCTAAGCAGCTTGAGCGCAAAGACTATGCGTACAAATGCTCTGACTCTCCTATCAACGCGCACTGCAACAAAGAGCTGTGCCGTACCCGTAAGTTCGGCATCGGTGCCGCTATAGCAGGCGCATCTATCGCCAACCTGCGTAAGTATAATTCTACCCCGCCTATTTGGTTTATGGACGTCAATGGCGAGCCATTAGAGATGGACACCGAAGCCCTGATGAATCAGATGACGTTTCAGAAGGCGTGTATGGAGCAGCTTAACTTCATGCCGCGCTCAGTAGCTAAGCCCCAGTGGGAAGGCCGCATAAGCACCCTGCTGATTGAAATGCGTGACAACGAGAGTGCCATCATTGAAGTGGCTGTAGATGCAAGCATCAGTGGTCAGTTCTACGACTATTTGGAAGAATTTTGTCGTCACATGCAAGTTGCGCAAGACAAAGAAGAGATCTTGTTGCGCAGGCCGTGGACCGAAGAAGAAGGCAAGATCACCTACTTTCGGTTGCGAGACTTCGAGAACTTTTTGAAGAAGAATAAGTTCTTCGAGTACAAATCGCATCGCATCGCGCAGCGCTTGCGCGACATTAACGGTTGCAGCACCGTATTAAAAATAAAGAATCGCTCTATCCGAGTATGGCAGATACCGTCGTTTGATTTAGTTGATCTGGAAATAACTACACCGGACTTCGGTTCTCAGCACAAGGCCCCTTTCTGATGGCAATTGACCTTTTTAAGAGCAAGCGCAACAAGGAGATTGTGCGCATGATAGACGAGCAGAAAATGACTCTAACGGCTGTGGCGAAATGGTTTAACATTTCTAAGCAGCGGGTTCAGCAGATCTACCGCAAGGGGGTGGCATCCGATGTTTAGGATATTCGGTCCGCCTGGCACAGGCAAGACGACCACGTTGCTCAACATGGTCGACGAGGCTTTGTCCTCTGGTATACCTCCACAACGAATTGCTTTCCTCGCTTTCACCAAGAAGGCCGCCACCGAGGCAAAAGAACGGGCCGCTGAGCGGTTCGGGCTTGACGCCAAGAACGATCTGATCCACTTCCGAACATTGCACTCTCTTGCACTAAACATGACCGACATCCGGTCTGAACAAGTTATGCAAGAAGCGCATTTCCGCGAGCTGAGCAAAGCCATCGGAGTCACACTAGGCGGAACAAAAGCCGGCAACTTTGACGAGGACGTGCCGTCAATGGTGGCAAGCAACGACCCCATCCTGGGTCTTATTAACCTGTCCCGCTTGCGCAAAGTTCCCCTACGTTCGCAGTACAATCAGAGCAGCATTGAAACCGATTGGTCCACTGTTCAGTACGTTGACAAGTGTTTGCGTGAGTACAAAGAAAGCCTGGGGTTGTACGACTTTACCGACATGTTAGTCGCGTTTGTTAATGACGCTGAGCGGTTCTGCCCGGAGTTTGACCTGTGCTTCTTAGATGAAGCGCAAGATCTCAGCCCATTGCAATGGGAGCTGGCGCACGCTATTGATAAAAAGTCTAAGCGAATGTATTGCGCGGGAGACGATGATCAAGCCATCTACCGCTGGGCGGGCGCCGATGTCGATCACTTCATCAACCTGCCGGGCGGCTCCGAAACCCTGTCTCAATCTTATCGCATCCCTCAAGCGGTCCATACCCTCGCCGAAGGTGTCGTTCGTCGCATTGCCAGTCGATTCCCTAAGAGCTACGAGCCTAGGGCCGAGCAGGGCCGCGTCACACGGATAAGTACCATTAACGCGGTGGATATGACCGAAGGATCCTGGCTCATACTGTCGCAAGCCGGTTACCTGCTGCAACCCGTGGCACGCGACCTGAAGTCCAGCGGCTACTTGTTTAACTACCGTGGCCATCGGTCTATTAACGAAAAGCTTTCTGAGGCGGTTAACGGCTGGGAACAATTACGCAAAGGCCGCGAAGTTTCGGGCGCTGTTGCTCGAAAAATATACGGCTACATGTCGCTAGGGGGTCGTGTTCTGCGGGGCTATAAAAAGCTGGTGGGGTTAGAGGACCATGATCTGGTCGACCTGCCCACACTGATCGCGCAATACGGATTAAAAGCTACGGACGAGATGATCTGGTCCGAAGCATTGGACAAGCTGCCCGACTCTGACCGGGCGTATGTTACGGCGTTACTGCGCAGGGGCGAGAAATTTAACGGCGTGCCTCGCATTACAGCGTCCACGATTCACGGGTCAAAAGGCGGTGAGGCGGATAACGTGGTTTTGTTCACGGACCTGAGCCCTGCGGCCGATGCAGAGATGCGAAACAACCCTGATGATATGCACCGCGTGTTCTACGTAGCCATTACGCGTACAAAGCAGAACTTGTATATAGTGGACTCTGAGGACGCTACACGCAGTTACGA